TTATCTAATTTATCTTCGATACGTGTTAGTTGGGCTTTTAACTCAGCTACTCTATCAGACATCTCAACTACTTTTACATTTGTAACTTCTACTTTAGTAGTCAAATCTTGCATTTTTGTATCAATTGTTAGATACCCAGTGCCACCTAAACTACAAGCACCAATAACTATCCAAGTAAGTTGGGCAGGGCTAAAATCAATCATTTTGAACGTCCTGTTGGTGGCATTAATGGTCTAGTCATTTTGCTCATTGGACTTTGTGTATTAATACCTTCTTTGCTTTTGTTTACAGATTTAGTAGTTGGTTTAGCATCAAATTGATAATCAATGCTAGGTTTCTTTGGAACAACACGATCTAGGTATTGATTAGCATATTCTTTGCTAGCTTCTTTGCCATTATCTTCTAATTCAGGGGTATCTAATAATGCTTTCTTTTCTTCAGCATCCATTTCATTTGCATACTTATCATTTTCTGCATTGATGCTATCATTGTAATCTGTTGTAATTACACGAACTTGATTAACATTTTTACCTAGTAGTTGAGCCATTTGTTGAATCATTGGTTCAGTAGCCGGGTATTTGAATTCTGCTTTGATGATTGTAACTGATTCATTTTCTAATTCAGGAAAACCATATGGATCTTTTTGTACTGGTGTAGTTTTTGGATCTTCGATTTTCACCGGATCAAATTTGTTTAAGTTATATTTGAACATGTCGAGAAAGCTCTTATCAAGATCGCCGGCGATCTTAATCGTATAACGATATGTTCTAACTGATTCTGTTAAGTAATGACGAAGGCTTTTCATTATTTTATTCCTATATAATATTTATCTTTATTGCGTTTTTTTGCTTGCCAATATGGATTTGAGTATCTCATTACGATCCAATAATGACCCTTCACCTACCGGGGTAGCTTCGATTTCTTTAGTTGAACTAGCTATTTTTTGATCCAATTGTGCTTTTTTCAACTGCAAATCAATCATTTTAAGCTTTTTATTAAGCTTTGCAGTCTTAGCAGTTATTGCGTGACCTAACATTGTTCCAGCACTATTGAATATTTCACTAGCAAATCTGCTATCTACTTGCATACCCAAATCCATTAAATCTTTGTAACTATTTGTTGCAAGATTTGCAAGTTCATCCATCTCAATATCGCTAGCTTCAAGACCACGAACCATGGGCAATGCGTTTTCTATTTTTTCTAAATTGTTGTATGCTTCAGGTGTAAAAGACTCAATTACTTGTTGCACAGATTCTTGCACAACAGGTTCGTCTTCTGGAAGTTCAAACAATTCACTAAGCTTTTTAGTCATATACTACCTATAATAGTAGTATTTATTACTTACGAGAACCATTTCTAAACAAATCGTCTTCGGTCACGACACGAAACTTAAATCCATTTTGTTTACAATATGCCATTGCACTAGCCCATTTAGCATGATTAATTGCTACTACTGCTCTATCTCTAGCATTTGCAGTACGACTCTCAATTAAACTTTGTTTTTTTGGTTTTATTTCAACAATCTCTGCTAATTGTTGTCCATACTTATTAACATATACAACAAAGAAATCTGGTATATAGTTTGTTCTCTTGCCAGTTAATGGATGCATGTAGGGGATTTGTATTGCTTCACTAGCCCATTTCAAAACACTTTTATTGTTATCACAAAATTGCATAAATGTAAATTCCCAACCACTGCGATATCTAGGCAAGTGTTTACCTATATACTTTTCAGGTTGAGTTGGTGTGAATACACCTTGAGCAAAGTTTGCCATTATACAACAATATTACGTTGGACTGGTTCATTGGGTGTTGGTACTACTCCAAACCCATATAGTGAAGTTTTACTTTTTAGACTATTCAAATAGTAAATCATAATAGCACTTGCCTCTAATTTACTTTTACCTCTGACATATGATAGTAAATCCAAAGGATCTTCTTTTGTTATTCCAGCAATTCTGAAAATCATTGTAGTAAAATTATTTGCTACTGCTACACTATTGGTAACACTATAAAAATAAGATTTTACAATTTCATATCTACTTGCATCAACTACCATTGAATAATTATAAAAACTATCAAATAGTTTTACTGAAGTGTCTACTGTAGAGGGTGCGTCTATTGTGTTTGCCATATTATTTACCTATAGCTGTATTTACTGCTTTAGTAATGGCTGTGTTAGTATTTGATACAACTTGTTGTGCAGTTGGGAAATTAAACTGTGTGTTTCTATTTGGTGTGCCTTGTAACCAATTGCTAGCTACGCCCAATGCATCACCCCTAGCAGCATTGACAATTGATGCAGGATTTTTAAATGTGTTTAATGTAGTACCTGCAATTTTAAGTGCACCTAAATAATTACCAGTAGACAATGCATCTTGGAATCCACCAGCTGCATCTAATAAACCACCTTGTCCCAAGATAGTACTATTGCTACCAGGGGTTGCAATAGGGCTAGTAGTTGTGTCATAGTGACTGGAGTCACCAAATTGTGTAATTATTTCAGATGGTTTTTTACCATCAATAGCTCCAGTATAATATTTTACTGTTTCATATTGAACAGTCATTTGATGTTCCATGACACCATTACCTTGAGAGTAATCATATGTATCATGCGCAAAACTTTCAATGATAGGATTTATAAGTCTATATAAAATAAAGTTATGTTGATTGAAACCATATATGTTAATGGATCTAAAGAAAGGAGTTTTAACAACACCTCCTAATTTTGAAACTTGATATCCTGCGTTAGTTAATGCAGGTTCCCCAATATAGCCCCAGTCATCATTGCTTGATATATCAGGTTCATACATATTTCTTTGATTGATATCTTGTGTTGATGTAGTATTACTCAATCCTTTAAGTACACTACTTGTCTTACTTTGAACAATCATTGGATCAGGTTGTAGTGCATCTTTATAATAATATGTATAATAATTATGCCATAACTTTGTAATTAAATTACTATTGTCATCGTGAAATACAATATTTACTGGATCATATTTAATTTTAGTTTGTACAATGCGCTTGCGATTGTATTGATTCATAGTATGTAAATCAAATGTGTACTTTGGAAGTTGCACATTTTTTACTGCTAAACCATAATTTCTATCAGTGGGCATGTCTGCTAGCTGACCGATTAAACTTTCATTCAAATCAAAGTAAACATGAAATAAGAATTTGTATTTTGGTGCATAACCATATGCGTTGGTAACAAAGGTTTTACTTGCATGTTGATAATCACGCAAATACTCATTACCAAAAAAGCCAGCAGATACACTACTGGCTATTTCCTGAAAGAATCCAGCCATGTATTAACCAATACCTGTTACTGAAGTACCACCGAATGCACGACCAACGCTTGTACCAACACCTGAACCTAATGGTGATTGGATTGCATTATCAAATCTGATTGATAATTGAATTGTAGCTGGTTCATTTGATTTATAATCTAAATTATTATAGTTTGCTGATTTAATAAAGCAACCATATAATTCCCATGCTTCTAAGACGTTAGGAAGTAGTGTACCGTTACCACCATCAAGAACTTCATAATTGATTTGAAACTTATAGTCTTGACCAGTAGCAGCACTTGCTTGTTCAACAAAGTCAAATTGTTTCTGTAGTTGCTGACCAACTAGTTTAGAAACATTACCTGATGCATCATCACGTAAATTGATTTGTGTCTCTTGCCATGCATGCTTACCTGCTAGGTAAACTTTACTATTATAAATGTCCAATGTGATTTCTTCAAAAGAAATGTTAGGACGTTGAATGTCCATAACTTGTTTAGTTAGTTCTTGAGTAGAACCACCTGTACCAAAGTTTAAGAACAATGCTCTAAAACGATACTGTAGTTTAGGCATCAACAAACCCTGAGAACTAGGGGTGTTGTCTGAACCTACGGTCATATTGAACAGTGAATTTGAGGCTGTTGCCATTATATTGTCTCCTTAATATTATTTATCTTTAAAATAAAGACCCCCTGAGGGGTCATTTATTATTTTAATTTAGCGATTCCACCTGTATTCAATATACGTACTGGAATGTATATGAATTCAGTTGATTTCACTGGTTCAATTGCAATATCAATCCATAACTCATTTCTATCGATACGAGCAGGAGTGTTATTTGTATCATCGCAAACTACCAAATAATCATATAGACCACGTTTTGCAACTAAGTCAATGAATAATGATTGTACAACACCAGTAACTTGACTACGTGTTAATGCATCATTTGGTTCGAATACGAAAGGACGAGCAGCAATTTGTAATTGATAACGAATGTATGCTATTAATCTACCTACATTAGTTCTATCCATTGCAGTATTGCTTGCATAGCTACTCTTATTACCGTAATTCAATAATCCAAGACCTGTAAAGTAAGCTAATGGATTAATTTGATTTGTGTATAATACGTCACGTATTGATACACGATTCTTAACAGTAATGAATTCACCAGTTGTCTTGTTTAGATAACCAATGTTAGTAGCATTATCAATAGTACCGCGACGTGTACCAGCAGCCGCAAACCAAGGATAAGCAACTGTGTCGTTACGTAAGAATGTACGTAGCATCATGTGACTTGCTGGAACAACTGCTTGCGCACCTGTTAAGTCTGTTGTAATACCACTTGGATAGAATATACCTAAATATTCATCACGTGTTACCCAACCTTCTTCGCCAGTTTCTGTTGCACCTGCAGCGTTAGTGGCCCAATTTGTAATATCAGTTGCCTGATCTTTCAATCTTAATGGTGTGTCACCAATGATATAAGCAGTATTGTTACGCTCATTATTTAAACCAACCATATCTGGTTGTAATTCTGGATAACCTGGGCATGAAATTAAATTAAAGAAGTTATCTTCTTCACGAATTGTCATGTTAGTACCAATTGCTGCTTTTAATGCTTGCACAACCATGTGACGTTGTGCTTTGCGACCCATGTATGCTGAACCATCTGGCTTCAATCCACTAGCACTTACCCATGTATATGAGAATTGCGGTAAGCTTCCACCAGCATTAGGATAATTTGCTTGTGTAAAGTAGTTTGTTACAAACTTCTTAACATTATATCCTGAACGGCGTGTGTTGAATAACAACATACCTTGTGGATATAGAGCAGGATTAGGACAATCTAAATCTACATAATTATTTGTCAATAATGAAGCGATAGATGGAATAGGGTCATTTACTGGATCAACTGTTGTTGAACCGCCCCAACGAGCATCAGCAAATAGTATACCACTTGAACTTACTTGGTCTGTGTTGTCAATAGCTACCCATTGATCTACACCGTTAACTTGTTGCCAACGATGCAAGTTAGGGAAGTTCTCCAAGTCACTTGCATTCAACCATAAATCACCATATGACAATGCGCTACCATTACTTTGTTGTGTTGGTATTGTTGTTTCAATAATGATACCTAATGGGTCAGTTGCATTAGATCCAGTAGATTTTGGATGACCTAACAAATCGAAATTTGTATTTTTGTATCCTACCCAAGTAGGTACACCAGCAACTGTTTTGTTTACCATGATATCTACTTCAGTATCAGTACTATAGTACCAATATGTACCATTTGTTGGATTAGCTGCAGGAGCACCTAATTCTGCAACATATTTTAATTCAACCCAGTTAGATAATGCAGTCCAATAGATTGGCTCTGCGTTTCCACTTACATATGATACTTGAGTAACTGCACCACCTGTTACGTGTTGAACAGCAAATGTAAGATCATTTACACCATTCAAACCACCTAATTTAGTACCATGTACTGTAATTCTATCACCTACATTATAACTACTACCACCACTAGTGATACTTGTTATTTGATAGTGACCTTTATTATTTGTAATAGTAAAGTGTGCACCACTACCTCCACCTGTTGTAGAATCTTGTGTAACTCCTGTATATGAATATGTTACTAAGAAACTCTTACGAACACCTAATGTAGTACCTGTAGAAAATCCTAATTGATTGATTAATCCATTACTTACACCAGAAGCTGATAAATCACTTAAATAAATATCACCACCCAATGTGTGAGTTATTTGAATAGAACCAGATGTTGTGATACTAGCAGTTGTGTAAGGAATATTCGCAGCCGCCCAATCTAAAACAAATGATGTTGCAGTAGTTCCACTCATCGTCATTTGATATTGAATAGATGACTGATTAGTTCCTGGCAATGACACGACTACTGTCAACAAACTACCACTAGTAGGAGTAGGATTTGTTATTGAACCAGTTACGATTGTGGGACCAGTTGTTAATCTATTATATAATATAACACCTGCTTCTGGAGTGCTTGCACCAACCATTGCAAATACTGTATTTGTAGGAATTGCTTTACCACCTGTTGAATCTAAACTTGCTAATGCAGTTAACTCATCTGAGTATACAGGAGTTGCTACTGATGTAAATGCTGCAGTAGTGGTGCTATATTTAGACAATACTAAATTCATTCCGCCGCCTACGCTACTTGTCTTGATCCAAACTGAACCGCTTGGTCTTGGATTATCTTGACTGCTTGTCCATAACGGCATTTGAGCACTAGTTCCATATGCTACTTCAGCACCATAGTAAATGCCTGCAGTTATACCAATGTCAGATAGAACTGAACCAGTTCCTGCTGTAATTTGAATCCAGTTACCTGCACCATACTCATTGTAGTACAATGAAATAACACCTGGAGTGTCTTGTGATGCACGAATATCACCTGCGTGTAATCCATTAATTGCATTAATGAGACCGCCCAAATTATTATTTGGACTTGCTGGAACTGTTGCAGTTAGTTGATATGTAGATTCACCACCAACAACTTGAATAGTAAATGTATCGCCTGCACTCAATTATCCATTAACTGCTCTTGATCCAGATACAACTGGGTAATTATTTTTCCATGCACTTGATCCTACTTCTTGCCATATATTTGACATATCTTTATAAAAGTAAGTGCTAGCAGATAACAATCCAGCTGCTGGCTTTAGTGGAACTACCGCATAATCACCGATATTACCAATAGATTGTTTTGGTATATAACTAGGTACGTCAGAAGTTCCAATATTTGTTAAATTAGCTGTATCAGTAATAACAATTGGTGTTACTGCTTCAAATTTGTGTAATTCTGCATTAAGTTCAAAAATACCCCATGTTGAGTTTGTTGTATCTAACCAATATGTACCGTCTGCAGGTGGACCTGATGGACGTGATACTTTACCAACTAAAGCTCCTAAATCAACATCTGCACGTAAAATCCAGCATTGATTGCTTACACCCAATAATGAGTAAGCGGCTAATAAACCATATTCATTAAGTTCGTATCCATGAATAGGTGTACCGTCTGTTGTTTTATAGAAGAACGGACTTCCAAAATAGTTAACCAAATCACGTTGGCTAGTAATTTGATATAGTTTATTTGCATTTGCGGCAAGAGTTCCTGCAGCTATAGCAGTTCCTGTTGAATCGGCTTTGTTATTAGCAGTTGCGACTACAATTAGGGGAACTGAACTAGAGGCTGCTGGTAAATATTGACTTTGGTCAATAATGGTTACTTGTACGCCTGGTGAATTTAGTGCCATTTTACATTTCCTTTTAAGTTATAATTATGAGGCTGAACGCCTTATCATACTTATATTTAGCATATATGCTACAAAAAAGCTGGTTATCTGAACCTTCGAAGGTTTCTTTTAGTCTAAATACTTGATGATTAGACCTATATGCAAAGAATGCAACAAGAACTATAGAGCCGTTAACTATAAACGTGACGGTGTAACACACTATCGTAGTATATGTGATGAGTGCGGGTCTAAAAAAGTAAAGACTAAAACTAAAATAGCAAATTGGGAAAAGAAGGGTTATAAAAAGAAAACCACATGTGATTTATGTGGTTTCAAATGTTTATACCCTACTCAAATAACAGTATTCTATATTGACGGTAATTTAGAAAATGTAGAATTTACAAACTTACGTTCTATTTGTTTGAACTGTGTAGAAGTTGTTAAACGAAAAGATGTAAATTGGCGTAGAGGTGATTTACAAGTTGATTATTGATTCAACTTGTTTGTATAAATCGTCAATTGATCCATTATTCTCTAAGTAATAATCATAAGTCAATCCAACACTACTGTATTCACTTGCATGAATTTTAAGTTTTTCTAGTTTTGCTTTGCTTAATGCCCACAATGAGTTACCATTAGGTCCTTTGTTATATTGAATTGCTGCATCATACCATTCTGGTTCAGATCCTCGCATTACTCTAATCGTAATGCCACCTGCATTTTTGATTGCTTTTACTTCATTGGCAAATCTACAATCTGATATAACAACATTATCTGTACTTTTTAGTAGTTTATGTTCTAATGATGCAATCCATATATCATCATGGAATCCTTTACGGCAGACTTCAGTGCCCCAATACTGTAGAATCCAACGCGGAGTTAGATTAGGCATATCAAGTCTTTCTGCCCACCAAGGATCTACTTGTTCTCTCCACTCACGACTAGATTTTGTTGTACCCTCTAGCATTTCACGATCCCAACCAAAGACATGTGCTACTGCATCTTTAAGACTGTTAGCAAAGCTTTCTTTTTTGAATCCGTGAAATGTAGTAAGATAATTGGCAATTGTGTCTTTGCCGGAACCTATTAAACCAGTTACTCCAACTATCATAAAATAAAACTCCTATAGCATATTATACTACAGGAGTATGACAAAAGTAAATGTTTAGGTTAACCTTGAACCCATGTTAATGGTTGACTATAATCAACATAACGTTTTAAATCTTCTAATAATTGATTTTGTTGTGCTAGACCTTCTGCTTTCAATGCAGTGCCATTCAAACTTGTTCCACCACCAGGGCCAACAATGGTACCAAACTTTTCACGTGCTTCACCAATTGTTAACTTTAATGTAGACAAAGTAAAGTCACCAATCCACACACCTGCACCCGGATCTTGTAACAATTCTGCTTCAGGTCTTTGAGTGTCCGCCCATATCAAAATTTGTTCCCCTGAACCTTTAATGTTACGAACCAAGCGAATTTGTTTTGTCACAGGATTAAACGTATAAATTACATAGCCACCAAACATACGTGCAGCTAATTCAATATATCCTGCATAAAAATCATATGTTGCCAATCCACCTGCATAGTTATAATTAAGCAAGTATGTATTAAGAATAGCACTACTAAAGGGGTCAAAACTAGAACTAGCTGGCCCTGTTTCTAAACCAATTGTTCTACGAAATACCTGTCTGACATTGATAAACTCACTAGGTAGTGTATATGTATCTACCCCTGCTTCCAATGTCATCAATGTGTATGACTCTATATTGGCATTTTGCGCACGTTGACGATAAACTTTGATTGCATAATTGTATGCAGCCTCATAATGTTCAGGGTCTAATTCTAGATCAATAATTCCCGCACCCAAACGATAACTTAGGGATTTGAATAATTGTTCTTTTAGTTCGTCTAATTTAACGTAAGCCATTTGATTCTCCAGATATTGTATTTATCTGGAGAATGCTCAAGTGTCAAAGATCACCGTCTTGACGATTTTCGCTATAGTAAGGATCAAATGTGCCGCCGGGATAACGTGATTCTAACTTCTTAACATTCTCAGCAATGACTTCATTAGGGTCCAAATCAAGTGCCCTGCATGCGTTAAACCAGTACCACATGATATCACCTAACTCACGTTTCATATGAAAGATATTTTCGTCAGTTAGGGGTTTTCCTTGAAAGAAAATCTTTTTAGGAATTTCAATAAACTCACCTGCTTCGGCTGCCATACCTAGACATGCAGTTAACAATAAACTAGGATTGATATTGGGATCACCATTGCGCAACTCATTAATTCTAGGTGCTAGATAATCATAATTGTTGCTTTCTCTTGAAGTAACAGCCTCTACAAACTTGCTATATTTTTCTAAATCAATATTCATATCATTTCCTTAAACATTTGTTTTCTTCCTCTTTCACCTATAGTATCATCAAAAATTTCACGTGTTCTTTGCATCATTGCACAGGCTAACATCAATAGTTCATTTTCATCATCGGTTAGTTGAATACAATTATCTATTGGAACCATCAGCTCATGCATTCGTTTTTCAATGTCAGTCATTAGAATGCTTTCAATATAATTAAATTTTCATTGAATCTACCTGTCGGTACTGTAGGGGTAGATTTAATGTCTTTGAAAAACTTGCGAGCCGCGGGCTTACTTCCCATTACCTCTTTAAGTTGTTCACCGGGTTTTCTGAGTGTCTTGATTTCACTTGTTGCAGTATCAAAACCTAAAATTGTATTGCCTTTAACTGTAAAAGTCTTAGAGTAGTCATCAGCAATATAATGATGTAACTTACGCTTTGCAGTATCATATACCCATGCCTCACTTGCACCATGCAACTTAGTTGGATGCACACTTGTCAAATCAAGCTTTGTAGTTACATCTTTAAATTCTTTTAGGTACTTGAGTTTACTTACAATCTTTTCAACAGGTATTGCTTTCTTTTTACGAGGAGCTTTGCTTGCTTTCTTGATTGAAATATAACTATTCAAGTCACCCAATACTTGCTCAATGTACTTAAGAATGTTACGCAACTGAATCTTACCTAAATTACCATAAGCCTCTTTGAGTTCTTTGTCATCGGTCTCATTAAGTGTTTCAAATTCAATTTGTTTTTTCTTCCACACATCAACGATCAAAGGAATATGTTGAGGGGTGACATTAAGCTTTGCAACAATATCTACTGTTTTTGTAGAAGTTTTACCTGTAGTAAAAAATTCATCAAAAGCGCCTTCTAACTCACCTGCGGCATCACGTGCTTTTTCACGCAAGTAGTCTTGAATAGTAGGCTTGTTGATATCTTTTTCTTTTTCAACGACTTCTGGTTTGTGAACAAGTTTACTCAATCTAGTAATTTCATTTTCTAGTGTCAAGTTCTCTTGCTCAGTTAATTCTAAGCCACGCATATTCATACGAGCCAACCAACACAATGTCATTAGCATTTCGTTTTCATGTACTTTTCTAATGTACTTGGCTTCAGCAGGGCGATTGTGATGGTCTAAATAAAGACACAATAATTCTTTAGCATCTTTCTTACCGTAGAAACGATTGTACCATGTAAAACTTCTAACTAATGCTAAAGTTCTACCTTCTGTGTCGGGCTGTAGTGCGAAAAAAGGTTCATCACCCATGTACTTTGTATCGGCATCCCTAGGATCTAATGCTTTGACCAAATGATCGTCTGTATTTTTGGGTTTTCTTGTCGCCATATCTACTCCTGTTTAACGATAATGTGTAATTATAACACAATCTTTATTTAATGTCAAATTTTTGGATATCTCATAGTTCAAAATTCCTTGATAAATACTACATAAATTGGATTAAATAATGCCAAAACTCTCACTATATAGATCAGACAAAAG